AGGTTCCCGAAATCGCTGGTGCCCTGCCCGGGAGCCGAGGCCGGCTTCGGGGGCTCGGGCGGCTTCATCGGTTCGAGGATGGACTGCGGGACGTAGCTGTTTTCGGTGGAATACGGCAGAGCGCCACCGCCAGCATATCCGACCCCGCCGCCGTGGGCATAGCCAACCAGGCCACCCCTGGCAAACCAGGTGGTTGGGTTCGTCCAAGAAAACGTAGAAGTGGACGTTTTCGGGGGCGCAGGCGGAAGAGGAGTGTTGAGCGGCTGCGTTTCGACCGGCGTCACCGGTGCGTTCGGAGCCGTGGCATTCGACGCCTTCTGCTGGGTGACTTGCTGCTGCTCTTCGTTCCCGCCCGATGCGGGCTTAAGTTTGCTGTAAATATCCGCAGCCTGGTCGGCGTAGGACATCAGGCCCTTGAGTTCGGGCTCGGGAAGCTTGGGGGCTTCGCCAGGCAGCATAAGCTGGTGCTGGGCCATAGCGCCGAGTTCCGCGCCATACGGGCCGCCAAGGCCCGCATACGGCCCGCCAGCGGCATCGTTCATGCCAGCGCCGAAATCGCCGTACATGCCGCGATGGCTCTCGATGAGCGACGACATATCGCCCACGGGATAGCCACCTACAGCATAACCGCCTCGAGCATAGCCAAGGCCCGCCATCTGGGGATGAACCGCGCCGCCTTCGGCAGCCAGGCCGCCCTGATAGTACCGACCACGATCCGCCGCATCGCGGGTGGCCGCGTCGTAATCCACGGTCTTCATGCCGCCAGCCTCGCCAACAGCCTCGGGATGGCGCTCCTCGACCTCTTGGGCAAGAAGGCCCATGCGGGTCGCCGGCTCGCCCTTGTAGCGGTACGAGTAGATGTTCTGGCCGTCGAACGTCTTACCCACGGGCCTGATGTCTTCCTTCATCCTCTCGTCGGAGAAGAACGAATAAGGCTGGGTCGTCGTCGTGGTCGAGCCCGACGCCGTGCCGAGGCCCAGGGCAATATTCGACAGGAACTGGGCCACCTGGAACGGGTAGCCCTTTTCCTGAAGGAACTGTTGGAGCAGCGCAGTGTCGAGGGCCTGGCGGGTCTGCTGCTCAAGGGTGCCCGCGCCAAGCTGAGCCTGGAGGCCCTGGAGGGCGCTTTCCTGAGCCTGGGCACCAAGACCGGCATACTGCTGACCGGCCTGGAGCAGCGCCTGACGATCGGCGGCACGGGCCGCGTAATCGCGAGCCTGCTGGGTCTGGGCCGCCTCGAGGGCCTGGCCGTAGCCCTGGCGGTAAAGTTCAGCAATCTGCTGCTGGTTCGCCAGGTTCTGCTGGTAAGCCAAGTTGGCCGCACCAATACCCGACCGGTCGCCACCAAAAGCGCCCTGGGTGATCGCGTTGCCGTAAAGCTGGTTATATTGCTGCTGGTTTGCCTGTTCCTGCGCCCTCTGCGTCGTCTCGACGACGTTCTGGGTGTACGGGTTCAGGAACTGATTGATTTCGGTCTGGCCGATGCTGCCCAGGCCGACAGGGCCGCTCGAGCCGGTGATCATTTCGCCGGCACGGTTGTAGTACGGCTGGGCCATGCCCTGCGCGGCGTCGATGCCCCGCATGGCAGCCGTCTGGCGCTCGTTGATGGGGGCGACAAACTCGCCGGTATACCGCTCAAAAGGTCGCCGGGCGGCATCGCGGGCCATACGCCACGACTGATTGTAGTGCGCCAATACCGTTGGCGGGATCGTGACCTGTTGCGTAGTGGTTCCGGTTTTGCCGCCGCCGCCCATGTCTCAGCCTTTCACGATACCGGGGCCACTGCCGAGGCTTCCTCCGACTTGGAGTTCCCGACACGCCCAGTCTTGGCCCCGTACAGCCAGAAAGCCCCAGAGGGAGGACCAAACTGGCGTTCGTACATCCGAACCTTCGCCTCGGTTCGCTGGTTGGACAGGACGCCAATCATCAGCGGAATACCCAAAGTGTCAGAGACTTGCTTTGAGAACTCGCACAGTTTTTTGGCCCGCCCGCCCTTAGCGGCTCGAAACTCAGGATGAATGAAAATCGCTTTTTCTTCAACAACCTCTTGGTCGGAGTACCAGAGACTGCCGATCCGAAGAAGAACCGCGCCCTCGGGCTTCCCGCCAGGTCGGCTGACTACACCGACGATGCCCTGCACTTGGTTAAGCGCCGCCCAAATATGCTCGAGAAGCTTATATTCGCTGGGCTCTAAAACGCCGTTTTCCTCAGTGGCAAGCATCGCCAGGTTCATAATCTCATGAACGTCATCGGGGACGCCAACGCGGACAACCAGATCATCAGCCATATCTCAATCCTTCTTTGGTCCCGGTAGATTTTTCAGGGTTTTTACAGTCTTCGCCCTCTGCTGCTTGACGAACTCGTCCAGGATCCTGTGACCGTCTTCCATATTCCCGCCCCCGAGGGCCGCGACCTCTTCCGGGGAAATCACATATTCACCGCCGGCAGCCACGATGGGCACCGTTTCCGAATAGCCGCCTCGAGCCTTCCCCGGCGCTTCGGCCCCGTAGGGAAGGCCGCCGCTCACATAAGGAAGTTCCGCGCCAAGCTTGCTCTCGCCGTCCGGGGTGGCCGAGAAGATCGACTGGGCGACCTTGAACCCGGCCATCGTATTGCCCTCGCCCATCGACGAGATGATGTCGGCAGGGATCACGTAAGAGCCCGAGGGAACGTGGATCGGCAGATGGTCGGTGCGCCCGGCAACCGAACTATGGATCGGGCCGACGTGGACCTTCTCCGAGGTGATTTCGCCGCCGTCAGCCTTCGCCACCTGACGGGCCGTCCGAAGGGCCGCCGCGATCGCCTGGTCCTGCGGATGCCCGGCGTGGATCATCTCGCGGATGTTTGCCGAAATCGTCTTCTGGCTCGAGCCCTTTTTCAGCGGCATGGCTTCCTCACGAAATCGGCGTGTACCCGACGCAGGCCGTCATGTCCGCGTCAGTCTCGATGACGATGCCCCTACTATAGAACAGCGACACGTCCGAGTAATTTACGAAATTCGCCGCCGTCGCCTCGAGCGACGACCAGATCAGGTTTGCGGGGTCGATCGTGGCAACGCTCGCCGCGTCATAAATGAACACCTGGTTCGCGCCGCTAAACTCGGGGATCGACACCGAGTGGATCCTGCCCGTCCCGGTCGTGATCAGTTCCTGGGAAGACGCCGGGATGGTAGGGCTGATGGTCGAGGGGCCAGCGACGATGCGGAAATACTGCACCAGGGCGTTGATGCCCTGGACACCGTTCTTCTGGGTTGTGAGGAAATCGTCCTGGCTCGCCATCAGTATTTTCCATCGGGCTGGGTGCGATACCGGATATTGCCGATACGCCAGAAGCTGTCGAGGTCGTTGCTCTCGATCTTGATCGACACCAGCCTGCCGCGCATGCGGGGCGTCACGAACTCGGTGCCCTGGGTCATGGTGAACGGCCCATATTGACGGGGCGTCTGGCCGGCATAATCGGTGGCGAAGAAGGTGATGTAGACCGTGGCGTTCTGGCTGCCGCCGTAATAACCCCATTTCATGTCGGGCCAGACCTGATCCACGAACACCTTCAAATCAGCCTCGTCGAGGGCGAAATAGCCCGTCTGGAAGCTGGACAGCATCGCCTGGCCGTCCGCGTTTTGGGACGTTTCGTGCTGGTAGATGAAATTGTCCGAGCCCGCGCCGATCGGAGCCCCCAGGACGCTCTGGTTGATCCAGGCAGTGCGGCCAAGCTGGCCGAAGTCCCAGGTCTGAAGGTAGGCGTTATACTTGACGTAATGGCTGACCTCGCCCCCGTTGCCGAGGGTCGGGTAATACCACGTCACCTCGCCGAACCGGCTGTTCGCCGCTGCCCGGATCTTGTCGAGGTTGTTCGTGTCGAGATCCTGGAAGATCACGTCCCAGATAGGGCACGGGACCGGTTGCGGACCACCCTCGCCCATCGTGTAGAACTGGCTCTGGCTCATCCAAAAGATCTGGTTCCCGAGCGTCGTCGCCGCCTTGCGACCGATCAGGCCGCAGCCCGTGCCGATCTCGTTGAGGCTGTAGATCAGCGGCGGCCCGACGTACTGCATCGCCCAGACAGCAACGTCAGTCCAGATAATGCCCTGCTGCGGCCCCTGGAGCGCCCCGACGATCCGGGAGCCCTTGGGAACGCGGATAGAGCCCGCCTGGTTAACGACCGTGCCGATCCAGTTTTTGTAGTTCAGCACGTCGCAGTAGCGGATTAGCAGGGGATCGACGATGCCGTCGAAACTCGAGCCCCAGGCGATGATCTGGCGCTGCGGCATCGCCACGAACGCGCCGTTGTTTGCCGGCGGCCCCGAGCCGATGGTCTGCGGGACCGTGGGGTTCGAGGTCGGATCCCAGATGAAAATCGGGCCGCCATAGGGGCAGGCGACCAGCAGGCTGCCGAGATTATCGAGGCTCCAATCCACGGTCTGGATAGCGCCGCCGTAATTCGTCGTGCCGGTCGAAGAGTAAGTGCCGTAAGCGCCCTGGCCGTAAAGCCCGAGGCCATAGCCGCTGCCCGTGGGGTTTGACTCGCCGCCGACGTAGTAGACGAACATTGCCTGATTGTTATTCATGTACACGTCATCGGTCGTCGCCGCCTTGACGGGGATGCCGATCTGGAACGAATAACTTGAGACGACAGACGACACCGTATACGACCCGGGCGGGATCGTGATGCCGCCAACCACGATCGGCGTGAAGACCGGGAACGAGCCGCCAGCGATGAAGTCGTGATTAGGCAGCGTTACCGTCGCCTGGCTCGAGTCGGCGACCGTGCTGATGAGCGGCACATTGCCGTAATTGTCGATGAAGCCGCCGGAGACATACGCCGCCGTGGTCGGGTTGGAATAGCTGACCGTTGAGAAAAACCCGCTAGTCGAGTTGGTGACAATATACGATCCGTTATAATCGTTGGGGTCCACCTCAGTGACATTGATGCCGCTGAACTGAGGGAATGTATACGCACCAGAGAACGTCAGGGTCGCGGTATTGGTTGGCGCACCCGTGCCTGAAGCGCCAGTAACAGCCTCGGGGGCGGCGACCGTAGACCACAGGGCATTCTGTGGAGCGCCCAGGGTGTTGGTCGCCGAGATCACGTAACGGAATTGGTCTACGGGCGAGGCTTCGTAAAATCCGCGCAGCGTGAGGCCGCCAACGGAAACCGGGACCGCCAGAAAGACGCCCGTATATTGGGGCGTGTTATTGCCCAGATAGATCTTACCGCCGGAGACGTAAGCCGCCGTCTCGGCACTGGCAAAATCAATCGAGCCAGGCGACGAGCCGGTGACCGTGTATTCGCCGTTATAGCCCGCCGGGTCGATGCCAGAGATGTAAACGGACGCGCCAACCGGGATCTCGAGGGTTCCGCTAAACGTCACCGTAGCCGTCGTGCCCGTGCCAGATGCCCCGGTAACAATGCCGCCATTGAAGATCGTGCCGCCCGAAACGTATTTCTGGGCAATGACGCCGCCGCTGACGTAGGTGCTACTGGTCGTGCTGGCGAAAGAAACGGACCCGGCGGAAGATCCGGTGACCGTATATGTGCCGTTATATGCTGCCGGCGCAATGCCGGTCACCACAATGTCGGTCCCAATCGTAAAAGTCGCCGCGCCGCTATAGGTCAGCGTGACAGTGGTCCCGGTTCCGGATGCCCCCGTAACAACCGCCGATGCCGTAGCGTTCGCGACCGTGACCGTCGAATTGGTCGAACTGACGACCGTATAGGTGCCGTTATATCCAGCCGGGTCGATGCCCTCGACCTGGATGTAGCTGCCGACCTGGAACCCGGTGCCGTTGTCGTAGAACGAGATCGTCGCGTTCGTCCCGTCTCCCGTCGCCCCGGTGACTGCAAAGGTATTTCCGTAATCCGTAACGGTGATGACGTTGGTGCCAACGGTCGTCTCGAACTTGACCGCGCTGCTGTCCGAGAACGTCGTCGGGGTGATGCCCGTCAGGACACCGTCCTCGATGATGTTCAGCGATCGCTCGGCCCCCACGGCGAGGTAGTTGTTGGCGTCAATGTCGGCCCAGCCCCAGAGGGCGCGGACCTTCGAGCCAATGTTCTGGGCGATGTATTTGGTCCAGCCGCCAAGCTTCTGGACGAGGGCGAGGCCCTGCCGATCGGGAACAAACCGGACAAGCTGGCTCGTCGAGATCCCGGCCTCGTTCAGGGCCGGGGTCCGGTTCTGATCGACGCCCGGGATAAGCTTTAGGGATGCGTGGGCCATGAATTACCCCCGCGTCGGGCTGGCAACCGGGGCCGGGGACATCGAGGTCCAGGCCGCCGACTGGAACTTCTTCCTCGCCTCTTCGACCATCGCGCTCTTGAGCAGCGTCTGGTACTGGCTTTCGTAGGTGACGGCCATCTGGGGGTCGTCGTTCGCCCTGCCGAAATTTCTCTGGTAGCCCGAGACGTAGATCATCGAGGCCATGATCAGAAGATCCGGCAGATAAAGAGAAATGAACGTCGTCGGGTTGGAAGACGAAAGAGAATTAGGCCGCACCGTGCCGACGATCTCGAGGTAGTAAGTGCCATCCGGCCAGGGTCCAACCAGCATGTTATTCTGATTAGACATCGCGAAATAGGCGGGCTGGGCCTTATAGCTGGAGCTAGGATACGATGCGTTGATGAATTCTTTCGTCGTCGGAAGGAGGCTGACCCGGGTGCCGTTTTCAGGGTTCGGCGTCCCGGTCGGCGTGATGAGATTGACCTCTTGGATGGTCACGAAGTCGCTCGCCGAAACCAGGAGGCTCCGGCTGTTCGTCGTAACGGAGTAGTTGATTTTCGCCTCGACCGTCGAAAGGAAATCCAGGTCGCGGTACATCCTGTTTTCCGCATACGTGATCATCTGCGGCAGGATCTCGACGAACGCGGGATCGTCTTCGGCCACGACCGCCAGGGTCGCGATCTGGGTGACGTATTGGCTGTACGTAAGGCCCGTCGTCATGTCGGCTCTCCAGCCATCTCGAGGGCCTTCCGCTTGACCTCGGCGACCCTCTTGCCCCAGCCCTTACCAAACGCCGCCCAAGTCTCGAGCGCCTGGAGGAAGGCCAGACGATTATCGCACATTTTGTCGATCAGGTCTTTAACGTCGGCCTTTTGCACCGCTCCGAGCGTCCCGGGGCCGATGCGGCCATCATCGGCAACGCCCAGGGTCCGCTGGAGAAGCTTCCCGGCCCGCCCAGGGCCGCTGTTCACCGCCGTGTCGAAGACCGCGTAATCGACCCCCGCCGGCAGATCGTCACACCGGGAAACGTCCCAATAGAACGAGCGATAAAGAGGCGCGACGAGTTCGGGCGTCAGAGCCCGCATCTCGGCCTCGTCCGCCGTGCGCTTCGTGTAGTTCTCCCAGACGCGCTTGGTGACGCCCAGGTTGGTCATGCCGCCCGGGTCACGCGGGTGGTTAACGAAACCACCTTCGTGCGCGAGAACCAGTTTCAGGCAGGCGTCGAAGTTGCCCTTCATCATCCCGCCTTTGCCGCCAGGGCATCGGTCTTCTTCTGGCTGCCCGCCGAAGAGCCGTAATAGAAATTGATGATCCCGGTCCAGGCCGTGCCCAGGCTGCCGATCATGATCAGAAGCGCCTCGGTGCCGTTCTCGGGCATGCCGTAGGCCAGCATGTGGATCAGAATGCCAAAGAAGCCCACGGTGACCATGATCGCCATCGTCTTGGGCAGCCAGTCCCGCGTGGCAATCTGCATGTCGCGGGCGCTCTTGCGGTCATCTACGGCGATTCGCTCGAGGTCGATCTCGAGTTCGCGCATCTTGACCGCGAAATCCTGGTCAGCCCGCTTGATCGCGAGAAGCTGATCCGGGGTCGCGTTCTGAAGGGCGGCCTGAACCTCGGCAGCGCCGGCATCGTCCCGGCCAAAAATGGCCGACGACAGGGCCTTTACGGCCATTCCGGCGACAGGGCCGCCCAGGGCAGTGGCGATGGTGGGGGCAATCTGGCCGAGGAGGCCCGTAACCTTCGAGAAATCCATCAGCGGTCCACCTTTCGCTGCTCGAGGCTGTCGAGTTTGTCAAAGATCCGCCCGCAGATCTCTTTGATCTCTCTGATGCCCTCGGTGAACTCTTCCCGCCGAACGTAGTGGTGAGGGAGATCACGCTCAATCTCCCTCATGTCACGGCGAAGATCCGCGACGGCCTCCCAGACCTGTCGCCCAAACCAGCCAAACCCCGCCAAAACGGTGCCGGCCAAGATGTTGATGACGGTCTGGGGGTCCATTCAGCCTACTCCTGAACAGGATCTTCCTGGGGCACCGGGGTCGCGGAGCGGACAGCCGCCTCGCCCTGGCGCTTAATCTCGGAAATGATCTCCACGACCTGGTTGAACGGCCCGTTCGCCAGCATGGACAGAACGACGTTCCACTGGGCACCCGTGAGAGCAATCGAAATCGGCATATTTTCCATGTTTATCTCCTTATCAGTCGCCAAAGACCAAGACATTAACCTTGTTAGCCTCGTCACCACCGCCAAAAATCATCTTGACGATTACGTAGTCAACTTCTTGGGTCGTGATGCTAGGGATTGATCCTCCATTAGAAGGACCGCCGCACACCGCGACATAGTTCGCATTCGGCTGGTTAGAGGAAAAATTCACCCGATATTCGCCCTGACCAGTTCTGGTAACGCTCGTCACATTGTACGAATTATTTACGGTGACGGCGTAGGGCGAAGATTGGGCCACCGTAAACCTCACCCAGGCCTTCGCCAGGGCATTAGACGACGCCGGGTTCAGACTGACGCCGTTGACGTATAGATCTTGGACGTTAAGGCTTCCGGCTGCCTGGAAGCCTCCAGTTGGAGCCCCGATCGTAAACGCGCCACTGGCGTTCGCCGAAAGGAGGTTTGACCAGGATGCGCCGTCAAATCGGTCGAGGTCGAAGCCATTGTCGGCACCGGCATCCACGTCCGCGAGGAAGCGATAGCCCTTATTGCCGCCGGCATTCATCAATTGGATAGACGGGTCAGCCGTCTTCCGCATGTAGATGTCTTCGTTGAAGGTGACGTTGGCCCCAAAGGTTGGGGTTCCGGTCGCCGTGCCGGTAAAGGCCGGGCTGTTCAGCGTCTTGTTCGAGAGGGTCTGGGTCGCCGACAGGACGACCAAAGTGTCAGAAGCGTCGGGGAACGTGAACGTCCGCGTGGTGCCGCTCGAGATCGAAGCCGAGTTGAACGTGGCGATCTTCGTGGCGTCGCTCTGATCCTTCAGGTTTGTAAGACCAGCGGTCGCGCTCAGTGTATTGCCGACCGTATTGACGCCGACGTTGGTGCCGTTCCCGGCAAACGCGAAAATGGCGTCGAACGCATCCAGGGCATCGTTGAGGATGTTGCCCCACTGGTTATTGTCGCCGTTTACGTTCGGCAGCGGGATCTGGAGATTGGGTGTGTTGGGCATTAGATGACCCCGTTTTTACATGGGCAGTCCCGCTAAGGGACAATACCACCAAGGTTTTTCATGCGCGATATTAAACTGCCGGAAGTATCGTCCCGGTGTTCGTGATCGTTGCGTTCGCCGAATTTTGGATGCTGGCACCAGCATTACCGCCCGCCGCACCATTTCGCGTGGTGAAAAGAGTTCCGTTTGCACCAGCCGAGCCATTAACGCCAGGATTGCCGCCGTTGCCGCCAGCCACGCCCTGGGTGCCCCCAAGACCGCCCGCGCTGACCGTGCCCGCCGCTCCGGCCACGCCGTTCGTCTTACTGGCGCTGTAGTTCGCCGTTCCTCTCGCGCCGCCCGCACCACCCACGGGGCTGCCAGAAGTTGCACCACCGCCACCGCCACCGCCGCCAGAGCCAGCGACCGAGGTCTGCGGGATGCCCGTGTTGTAATATGCGCCGCCACCGCCGCCGCCACCGCCGCCGCCGTAGATCGACCCGGTGTTGATGAGCGTACAAGCCACCGCAGTGTTGAGGCCGGGGCCACCGACCGAGCCCGCCGTGGGAGCATTAAAGCTAGGCGTGGCCGTGACGCTCGCGCCGTTACCGCCCGCGCCACCCTTGCCGGTGATGGTGCCGTTGTTTTCAATCGTCAAGCCGCCCGGAAACGCCGTCGAGTCGGTCGTCATTGCCGGAGAAGCCGTTGTGGTTGCGCCGATCACAACGCCGGAATTGATCACAACCTTCAACGCGCTAACGGTATTCCAGCCAGCCGCCACTGCGTCGGTCCGAATGTTTACATTCGACGCATCGGCGGCATAAGTCAGCGTAAATACGCGGTTTCCAGAGGAAAGAAGGGATTGTCCGGGAGTAGGCATCAGGTGTTCGCCCAAGCGGCAGCGTTCAGTCGGACGGCGTACCACACCGTTCCGCCGTTCGTCGTCGTCAGCGTATAGATGGTAGTCGCGGAGGCCGTAGAAACCGGGTCGAGATTGGTCGCTCGGTTGCCGCCCTCACAGTAAACGCTCGACGGCCAAGTGATGTTTCGGCCACCCGTGCCATCCTGGGTAACGAACAGCACCAGGGTCGTCGCATCGCTATTCGCCGGGGCGTTCGAGATCGTCACCGTCGTGATGTTGCCCGTCAGCGTCGTCGTGTGAACGTCGGAAAGCGAGCAGTCGATCGTCAGGGTGCCCGAAGCATTGCCGATGGCGTTGATGCCGTTTCGGAAACTCGAGGACTTGGTGACGCCGGAGACGAGAACCTGGTAGCCCGTGGCCGGGACGACGCCGAAGCCCGTCAGGCCGTTGAAGTAGTTTTGCGCCGTGCCGTTCGAGTAGAAATTCCAACGGTTCGCCCCCGAGGCGATGTTGGAATAGAAGCCATAATTGTTGGTCGCGCCAGTAAGGGTGCTGCTGGCAACGAAGCCATATTGATTGGTGACCGTGGAGCCAGCGCCAATCGTGCCCTGGGAGGCCGTAAACCCGACGATGCTACCCAGCGTGAACGAGGCCGCAGCCGTGCTGGGGTTCGCGACATAGCCGATGTACTGGGAGGTGACATCGGATGCGATGGTCGGATTGACCCGGATCGACCGAACCGATGTCGCGCCCGTGGCAGAGCCGGTGACATCGAGGCTCACCTGGCCGGTCGTCATCGCATTGATGGTGACCGCATCGCCGAAGGTCGAGGTCGAGGTGACGGCCAGGGTGGAAGACGCCGACAGGGTCGTGAACGCGCCAGACGCCGGGGTCGTGCCGCCAATTGCCGACGAATTGATTGTCGAGGACGTGATTGTTTTGTTCGACAGGGCTTCGGACCCGGACAGCGTGGCGAGCGTCCCGGTCGTCGGCAGAGTGACGTTCGTGGATCCGGTGACAGTCAGGGTCGTGGCAAAAGCGCCCGAGGTGGTGAAATTGCCGCCCAGGGTGATCGTGCTCGAGCCGTTATTGACGCCCGTGCCGCCATTGGCGCTGGGCAGGACGCCAGAGACGTGCGTCGCCAGACCCACCTTGCCGTAAGCCGGGGCAACGCCGACGCCGCCGGAGAGCAGGACATTGCCCGTCGCCACGTCGGCGAGGCTGGCGAGGGTCGTCGAACCCGAGGCGTAGACAATATCGCCGACCGTGTACGAGGTAAGGCCGGTGCCGCCGTTGCCGACCGACAGGGTGCCCCCAAGCGTAACCGCGCCCGTAGTTGTCGTATTGGGCGTAAGGCCCGTAGAACCCGCCGAGAAGGACGTGACGCCAGCGTTGGCGATCGAAATCGAGCCCGAGCCGTTCGTGATTGTGATGCCCGTGCCCTGGGTCAGGGTCGAAAGGACATACGACGAGCCATTGCCAATAAGAAGCTGGCCGGCGGTGGGCGCAGTAGTCAGGCCCGTGCCGCCATTGCCGATCGCGAGCGTCCCGGAGACATGGGTCGTGAGCCCGATCTTGCCCCACGAAGGCGCAATGCCGACGCCGCCCGAGATCAGAGCATTGCCCGTGGCGACATCCGGCAGGCTCGCCAGCGTCGTGGCCCCGGAGGCGTAGACGAGGTCACCCGTCGTGTACGACGTGAGCCCGGTGCCGCCGTTGCCAACGGGAAGGGTGCCGGTAACGCTTGAGGAAAGGCTGACCAGCGACCACGTCGGGGCCGCCGACGCGCCGCCCGAGGTCAGGACGTAACCGGAAGTGCCGTAAGTAGCGCCACCGATGCCAAGCTGCCCGGCGGGGCCGAAGCGCCACCGCTCGACCGCAGACGTAGTTCCGGTCGCCGCCAGGAGAATTGAGGCGTAAGTGCCCTGGTCGGTGTCGGTAAAATTCTCGGCGGCATGGAAGGCGAGGATGCCGGTCGAAGATCCGGCAAAACCCGTCGCGCCGTAGCCGCGCCCCGTAAACTGCGAAAGATCATCGTCGGCCTGGCTGGCCGTGGGCGATGCCGACGTGCCTCGAGACGACCGGCCCGTGTACGCCGGGTAATTGCCCGTGCCGAAGGCGTCCTGCGTGATGCGGGTATTGGCCGCGTCCGCGCCGACGACGTAAAGGTCGGTGCCCGCAGGGAGCGAACCGGAAGGAAGGCTCGTCTGGGTCGGCGAAACGACCACAAGGCGCGTGTTCGGCGCGGCGGTGCCAAGGCCAAGATAGTTGTTCGTGTCGTCGTAGAAGAAGTTGGCGTTGTCCTGCGAGTACGTGCCCGAGGCACCCGCGAAGACAACCGAGCCCGCCGTAAATGCCGTGGCCGTGCCCGTGCCGCCGTTCGCGACGGGTAGGGTGCCGCTGACATGGGTGGTGAGGCCAACCTTCCCATAAGAAGGGGCAACGCCGACCCCGCCCGAGAGAAGCACGTTGCCCGTCGCCACGTCCGACAAGGCGGAAAGCGCAGACGCGCCCGAGGCGTAAAGGATGTCGCCGATCGTATAAGTAGTGATGCCCGTGCCGCCGAAGGGCACCGTCACCGTCCCCAGGCTGATCGTGTTGCCGGCCTTGGACAGCGGGGCGTTGACCTGGATGTTGCCCGAGGACGAGATCTGCGCCCAGACGAGCGACGTGGAGCCGACCGTGATCGTGCCGGTCGTGTTCATCACCCAAGAGGTCGCGCCGTTCGTCGTGCCCCCGGAGACGTAAACCGCCGCGCCGGTCTGGATGTAGTCAGGCCCCGTGCCCGTTTCGTCAAAATCGGTTGCACGGGTCAGGATCCAGTTGGTCGAGCCCGAACCGACATCGGTGACCGTGTAGATGCCGTTTTGGAAAGCCGACGCCTGGTCCTTGATCAGGACGCGCTGGCCGACCGTGGGGTTGGTGATATCGAGGGCGAAAGTCGCCTGCGCCCCGGCATTCGTAAGGGTAGCGCCGACGCCGCCCGTGCCGTTGCTGTAGGTGACCGTCAGCGCCCCGGTCGAAGCCGCGACGACCGCCGTGTGATAGGTCGTGTTCGCGACCGTCGAGACGGTGTTATCGACATATTGCTTGGTCGAAAGCTGGAGGGCGGCAGTCGGATCCTGGGTAACCGTAACCGTCGTCAGGCCGGCCAGGGTCGCGGTCGAAGCGCCCAGGCTGATCGAGGTCGAGCCGATCGTGACACTGCTATTGGTCAGGCCCGCGTTCGGGATCGTCGCGACAGCCGTGAACGCGCCCGTGCCGTTGCCGACCAGATAGCCGGTAAGCGTCACCGCGCCAGTGCCGCCGCTGGCGACCGGCAGGGTGCCCGAAACGTGGGTCGTCAGGCCGATCTTGCCCCAGGCCGGAGCCACGCCCACGCCGCCCGAAATGAGCGCGTTGCCGGTCGCCACGTCATTAAGGCGGGCCAGACTGTTCGAGCCGGAGGCGTAAAGAAGATCGCCGGTCGTGTAAGAACCGAAGCCCGTGCCGCCCTGGGGGGCAGACAGAGGGTTCGTAAGACCCGACAGGCTGGTGATGTCGCTGTTCGCGCCCGAGGCCGCCGCGCCGAGGTTCGTCCGGGCAGTGCCCGCATCCGTAGCGCCCGTGCCGCCCTTATTGACCGCGATGGCCGTGCCGCTCCAGACGCCAGACGTAACGGTGCCGACCGTCGAATTGCCCGAGACAGACAGGTTGGTGGCGCTAAGGGTCGTAAAATAGCCAAGAGACGGCGTCGAAGCGCCGATCATGCTGTTGTCGATAGTCGGGCCGGTAATGACGCCGCCCGTGATATTCACGTTGCTGGCATTCTGGGTCGCCATCGTGCCCAGACCGGTGACCTGGCCGGTCGAGATCTGGATCGAAACGTCGCTGGCCGCGCTAAGCTGACCGGACGCCAGGACCGTAAACTGAGGAACCGCAGAGGCCGAACCGTAGGTTCCAGCAACAACGCCGGTTGGCGTCAGGCCGCTCGGGCCGATGGCGGGATCCTGCCAGGTCGGGACCGTTCCCACGCCATTGGCCGTGAGGATCTGGCCGACAGTGCCGATCGACAGGGGCGACCAGCCCGCCGTGTCGCGATAGAGGATCTGGCCCTTCGTCGAGCCAATGACATCGAGAACCTGGCTGACCGTGGCGTCCGAGGGGCTTGCCGGGGAGCCGGTAACGTTAGCCTTTACGGTGCCGCCGGCCATCGACGCCAGGTAGGTGTTGGTCACCCCCGCCGTCTCGAGGCTGATCGTGCCCGTCGTCGTGATCGTGCCGCCAGAGATCGGCGAGGCCGTGGCGATCGAGGTGACGCCCGGGGCCGGGTACTGGCTCTGGGAATACTGGGCAATCTGGTCGGTCGTGATCCTTACCGACGTGCCGGCCTGTACGGCCTCGAGTTCCTCGTCGCCATTAAGCGAAATGCCGACCGGAAGATTAGGGATCTGCACATTCGCCATCAGAGCGGCCCCGTCCTAGGAACTTCGGTGTAATTGTACGGCAAGCTGGGGTTGTTGACCACATATCCGCCAGACGTGTAGGCCCCGGCGAAAACGCTATTCTGGAGGTCAATTTCGGTCGTGCTGATGACCGTAAGCCTCCAGTTGCCATTTACCCCGGTGACGCCGCCAACCTCACCGACAGTAATATATTGATCCGTGATCAGGCCATTGGTCGTGGCGACCGTAAGCCTGACAAGGCCCGATCCGTTGTCCACGGCATTCGTGACCGTGCGGAAGGTGACCGCGTTCGGGTCGGTGCCGGGAAGCTGATTGAGGCTGGGCGTCGGCGCTCCAGTTGCCTGGGTCGTGCGCGTGTCGTCGTCCTGGGTGATGCGCGTATCGCCCTGGGGGATCGGGAGGCCGGTCAGCGCGTCGGTCGTAGACGGCTGGCTGGTCTGCCTCGAGGTCGTGCTGTACGACGCGAAATACTCGATGCGCGGGTTGAGGATCGGCACCGGATCCGCCGGAACGACGATCGACCGAAGCTGTTCCTGGGGGTTGTCCAGGCAAGATGGGCACACAAGAATGCCCCGGTTGATCAGGCTCGCGCCCGCCCAGTCGTACTGCCAGGACAGATCGTCGTGGTTATATCGGAAGCCGCAGCGGTCACAAATGCCATGCGCCTGGGGGCTGGTGGCGTTTGTCCGAGCGCGACCGGATCGAGAGGCGTAGGCCATAGGTCACCTCTCTAAGGTCGGTAATAGCCGACAACCTGTGGGGAAATGTAGGTGTTGGCCGTTTCGATATTCTGGTTTGCCGCGATCTGGTAGCTTTCGTCCGCCACGCCCTTCAGCGCGGGGGCGACCGCCGGGTTCCAGATCTTGGCGAGGCGGTAGGCCAGGCCATCCGCGAACGCTTCCATCCAAAGGTACGGAATATCGACCGTCTCGTTATTCGGGAGGTTGGCGTCCTCGATCCTGCGGAGGCGATAATAGCGCAGATACTGGGCGGTCACGCCGTCCGGGACGGGCCACAGGTAAACCTTCGGCTCGAGCAGGCGGTCGAACCAGAACGTGGTCGTAAAGCCCTGTTGGTCCTTGTTCGGATATGCGGCGTATTCCGAGCGGCCAATCGGAAGGATCACGCGGTCGATCGGCTGGGCCTGGCCCTCGGTGATCCGGATGTAGGCGTCAAGCATGACGACCGTCGCCGGATCTACGTCATAGACCGACTGGCCGGCAACCAGAGGCTCCTCAACTAGGTCCACCTTCCAGAGGTTCACGCCCTGGTTCGACCAGGACGCGCACATCAGGTTCGCGGCCATACGGGCCGACTGGAAATGCTCCTGGACCAGCGACGTGTTCCGCAGCCCGGCGACGTTGAACGCATAGAGCGTCAGTTCGCCGAGGCTCGGATTGAAAGCGTAGGTGCCGCTGGAGGTCATTGGGTCACCTTAAGCGCACTGGAAGATCGAAATGACGATGGAGGGGCAAGCCGGGATCGAGGGCGTCCCGCCAGCCGCCGTGGCGAGGATCTGAACCTGATTTGTCTCGCCCGCCATCCAAAGTTCGTAGTAATCGCCATCCGCAGCCACCGGCAGCACGAAAGACGCCGCGTTCACCTGCGGATTGCCGCTGGCACAGGCGATGGTCGTCGTGCTGTTGGCGACGGGGTTGCCGTTGTACTTCAGGAAAATCGACAGGTCTTTGTTCGACCCGGTCGCGGCATGGCCGATGGCGGAATAGGTCAGATAATAGTCGCCTTTCTGCCGAAAGGTGATCTTCGTGTTGTCCACGACCGAAATGCCCTTGCCCGTGACCGTCGTATTCAGCGTGATCGCCTGAGCCTGAGTAGCATCAGCAATCGTCTGGGTCGTCGTGTCGAGGATCGTGGCGTTGGGGCCGGGATTGACGTGATAGCTCATCAGATCACCTTCCAGTTCGACCCGTCAGAGACGACCGTAATGGCTTCGTACTGAACGGCAAGGAGATAGTTCGAGCGGCCATCAATCGTCTGTGCCGAAGTTGTCGCGATCGTCAGGACGCCCGTGCCGCTGTTCTTGATGACGTAAAGCTTACCTTCGCGACCGACCGCCGTGGGCAGCGTAACCGTAAACGTGTTCGCCGTGGCATCGACGATGTAATCGTCCGCCAGGATGGCGTAGGTCGCCGTTACGCCGACGTAGTTCACCAGGCCAGGCCCGCTGATGCGGTTGACCGTGACGATGCCCGTGGCCGTGTCGATCGTGGCATCACCCGAGGCGGCAAAGCCGCCGAACGCGCCGTTATCGTTGAACTGGATGCTGCCGTTGCCGCCCCCCGGGTTGTTCGTAATCGAACCGCCCGTGGCAGGGACATACGAAAGACCCGAGGGATTAGCGAGGGGCATCAGGACGCTCCGTGCTGGGTGAACGTCGCCGTCACCGTGCCGTCGCCGCTATTCAGGAGGATGCGGAGGAAGGCCGGGGCGAAGAAGTAGTTGGTCTGGAGTGAAGCCGACGCGCCCACCGCAAGGGTGTCGTTCGTGTCGATCCACACGCAATCCGCCGGGGCCACCGGGTTCGTCGCGCTATTCGGATCGTCGAGCGACGACTGGACCGTGAAATCGACCGTGCCGGAACTGTTGCACTGGATCGAGACGTAGGTCGGAGCCCAGTCATCCATCCGCGCCCAGGCCGACGAGGCGATGTCGTTCGTGCCGATCTCGACAGCGCCCGCAGCGGTCGCGCTGATCGTGATCGAGGTCACCGTCTTGAAGTCCAGGGACGTGTAAGCCGTCGAGGCGTTCGGGCCAGCGATCGTCTCGGAAATGGCCGCGCCAGCCCAGGTCGTGCCGGTGATCGTGAACGTCTTGGCACTCTCGTTGCCGGCAGCCGTGATCAGGACGCGGCGGGGATGATCGAGGACCGCGACACCATCGACGACCGTCGCGCCGTCGAGCGTCAGCGGGCCAGCCGAGGGCGTCTGGGACAGGCAGATGGCGTCGGCGCTGGCCGTGTCCAGGGGGCCGACAGTGACAGTAATCGGGCGCATCAGGACTTCCCTTTCCGCGTATGGCCGGCGCGGGCGGCGGCGACGTTGTCAACGAGGTTAGGATACGGTCTGCCCGAGGCACGGGCGCGAGCCTTCGCGACCTTCACGCCCTTCGTCGAGAGGTGCTTCTCGACCGCATCCTTCGGAGCCGAACGCTCCCAAAATTCTTTCTTCTTCGTCATGTCAGCACTTCACGTCCCAACGCTTCAGAGCGAGGTTGATGCGGGAATTGGGGTCGTGCGCCGTCTTGGCCGATGTGAGTTTGTCCTTCATCCCGCACATCCTGGTGCGGAAGTTCTCACGGCGCTGCGCGGCCTCGGGGCTACGCTTCGCTTCTTCGGAAGTGACGGGACGCTTGATGTTATGGCCCTCGGCGCGGAGCGAGGCGCGGCCCTTTTCGTTCAGGCCACCCGACTTGCTCTTTCCTTCGGAACGCTGCCAAGCCGGTGATTTCGCCATGTCACACCTATCGAGAGGTCCGTTCTTCGATCAGTTTAACACGAACCTTGAGATCGTGAATGTCATTATAGATCTCTTCCTTAAGCTTATGCCGACGCTCAGCCGAAATCGGACTGTCTGTCGGGACGCCCTCGGGCGAAATCAGCGCGGGCATTTTGCCCTCGAGGCTGATCAGCCGCTCGTTAAAGGAAGAAACCTGACCAAGAAGCCATGCAATGGCGGCCACCAGGACGGGCAACAGAGCCTTGAGAATGTCTGCCCAGTTCATGGAAGCCCCCTATACGAGAAGGGGGGCCGAAGCCCCCCGACCCATATTAGTCGATCTGAACCGCGTGGCGGCCCTTGGCGGGCGTACCAGAGCGGGCCGACGAGAACGGGTTGGCCGTGGCGTTCGCACGACCGCCGCTCTTGCGGGCCTTACGACCGGCGTGAGCCTTGGCGAGGCCCTCGGGCATCTTGCCCACGGCCTTCTTCGCCACCTTGCCGCCGCGCTTACGCTCTTCGGCTTCCTCGTTCACCTTCGACTGATAGGTGTAACGCTGGTTCTTGGTGGCGAGATCCTCGTCATACGCACGGGTGCCGGAGGTTTCCCCGCCAGCGGCGCGATGCTTGCGACCCTTCATGGTCCTTCTCCTTACTGCTGGACGTAGAGGACGGTCACAACGACGTAGCCGGTCGTCGGAGCCGTGCCCCCGCTCGGGGTGACAGTGACGACAACCGGGGCGGTCGTCGGCGCGGCGGTGCCCGTGGTGGTCACACCGTTCATGGCGGCAAGCTGGGCAGCCGTGAAGGTGATGGCCGCACGACCAGCCGTCTTGGCGTCGATCGAGCCGACATACTGAGTGCCAGCGGCAGCAGTGCCGATGGTCAGTGTGGCGGTCGTCGCGTTGTTCCAGGCGGTCAGAACGTCAATGTTGAAGCTGACGATCCGAGAGCCCGCCGGGATGTACAGCGTCTTCGAGACAGCGGTAGCGCCGTTCTGGGTGAGAGCCGTAGCCTGGGTGAGAAGCGCGATGCCCTGGTTGGGACCGTCCGTCTCGCCCTGCTGAAGATCACCCGAAACAACCGGCCCGCTGAAGTGGGTAGCACCCATAATGTTGCTCCTTCTTCAGTGAAGTCCCCTCCCCAGTTAAGGGGAGGGGAACCAAGCCGATTACGAGGTCGGGAACGACCCGTAGATCGAGCGCCAGTTGTAGTAACCGAACGAATAACGCTCGTAACCCTTGACAAGCAGATTATCTGTCACGAAGTCAACCTGCATATCCGTCTCGAACTTGACACGTTCCATGTAGGAAAGGCCGTCAATGTTCGTCAACAGGAACCACGCATACTGCGAGGTCAGGAAGTCGTTGACCATGTAACCTTCGGGAAGGCCACCGCTAGTCGAGAGCACAGCGTTAACGTCGTTATCCGCAGTACCCGGACGAAGTTCCGTCTTGGTGAGGCGGATCGCGACCGGCTCAAGCTGCGGCGGAACCACAAGCTTACGAGCGCGGGCGAAGACCTTCAGGCCGGCCTGGTCCTTGAAGTTCGTGCGGACGGAGATCATGCCGTTCAGCAGCGTAGCTTCGTTCAGGTCCACGTCGGTCGTCGGACGGTTCGCCACCGTGCCGCCGTCGATCGGATGGGCCGTGGAGCAGAGCGCCACGCCGTCACCGCCGATGGAGGCATTGTAGGTCGTCGCCGTGTTGAGCACGTTCGCGCCGTAGATTTCCTTGGTCTGCTGGAAGCTCTCGATCAGACCGAGGTTCGACGGGTGGAACTGGGTCTTGTACAGGTTATCGTCGATCGCCTTGCGGGTGATCGCGTAACCCAGGGCAATCTCAGTGTGCTCCTGGTTGTACACGAACCGCTCGCCAGCCGAGTTGTCGAACGCGGTCTGGCCGCCTTCGGTCTTAAGCTGGGCGAGGCCGAGGTAACGCATTTCAGCGGTACGCTCGAGCGCCATCTTCGAGTCGTGCTTCGTGAAGATCTTGTCGTACTGCGACGGGATCTGCTCGTACTTGCCCTCGACACCACGGAGGCCAGGAAGCAGCAGATCCTTAATGGCGGAAAGATTAACAGCCATTGTCCGTTACTCCTTAGCTGATGCCCGTGGGGCCAGCGCCGTTCGACCGGAAGATCTCGTTGTTGAAGCCAACGACGATCTGCGGGTAGTTGGTGCTGGGGTCCGTGCCGTTCGCGCCCGGAGGAGCGAGGACATAGTCCACGATGATGAAGGGGAAGGTGACAGTCGTGCCGACCGACGAGATGTAAGCCGCCGACTGGCCCGTGTTGGTGTTGCCCGTACCAATGGTAAACTGGGCATACTGGCCGATCGGGAGGCTGTCGATCGTCGAAGCCGTGGCACTCGCGTTGTAGAACGAAGCGCCCGTCGCCTGGACGAGGAACCGCGCATTCGGGTCGTCGATGACATAAGCCTCGACATCGCCCGTGGCGTCAGCGCCGGGCCAGTAACGGCTCCAGACGGTGCGCTTCTGGGAGGTGCTGAGATACTTGCAGCCAACGAAGATGCCCGCCAGCGTGGTCGTGCCGGCAGCGCCCTGGGTGATGTAACCGTTGGCCGTGCCAACGACCGGCATCACCGGATCGCCGAAGAAGATCTTGGTGGTGTTCGACGCAGCGATACGACGAGCAGACTGGCTGAACGTCGGAGCGCCGCCGGCCCCACCGTAGAACTGAAGAAAGCCGAAGGGGGAATTGGTATTCGCCACGACGGGACTCCTTTTCAGGAAGCGCCATCATCGCACACCGGGGCGACTAGATCGCTGGATCGGTTTACTCCTCACGCCGGGGAGGAGATGATCCACCTTATACCCATTTTTCAAACGTGCAAATGGTTTTCTAAATAACCAGGGGCCGCAAGATTGCCCCTGCGGCCCCCATTACGGTCGATAAACAGGTCGCTTACTTGTCGTCAGGGATCGGCATGGGCTCATAGCCCTTGTTGATCTTCGGTCGAACCTGGGAATGCTCACGACCAAACTGGCCCTCGGGGGCCGACGCAAGCTGCTGTTCGCGCACCCGGACACGCTCCCGGGCCTCGCGGAGGTCACGACGCCGGAACTCTTCGGTGATCATGGCCGGGCGCTGCATCAGGATCATGCCCTTACGCTCGATGTGCGCGTAATTGCCCTTCGGCATCATCTCGGGATGCCTGGAGGCCGGCACCTCTTCCCAACCCGTGCGGCGAAGGTGCGTCATGTAGGTGTGGTCGATCGCGCCCAGGACCGAATGACGCTTCCATTCGTAGGTCCAGCCGTCCGGGATCGCCGAGGGGTCGATCCAGAACTCGTCATTGCCGGCATCGGCATCACCGATGTGGCCCATGATCTCCCTGGCGCGGCGCTCAGCGGCGGCTCGAGGGTCTTCATCCCGCAGCGGATCCCGCATCGGACGACGCTCGGGTCCGTTACTAAGTTCCAGCGGTACTTCGTCACGGATTTCGGGGGCGGCCTCGCGGTTCTTGGGCGGACGGCCTCGGCGGCGCGGGGCGGCGGTTTCGTTATCGCTCATATCCAATCTCCTTAGTGAGTGATCTTGCCCTCTTTCATGAGCGCCAGGCGCTCACGGGCGTATTCTTCGGGGCTCATGCCCATCATCTGGGCCATTTCGCGCTGCTCAGCCGTCAGGCGGACGACCTTGGAGCCGTTCGCGCCCGAGTTACGGCTAACCGGGGCCGCCGGAGGGGCAGCGCGGCGCTGTGCCGGGGCCGCAGCCGCCGACATCGGGCTTTCCGCAGCCTCGACGGTCGATTTCCGCACACCGAGGATGCCTTCGACATAGTCGAAGTAGTCCGCAGTGTCGGGCTGGATGCCATCAGCCACCGCCAGGTTGTGCGCGGCGACCATTTTCTGGTTGAGGCGGGGGTTCGTGACGTACTGGGGGTTCCGGCGCACCCAATCAGCCGACTGGGGCGACAGTTGCCGGGCAAAAGCCTCGACCGGATCCACCTGGGGCGGAGCCGGGGGAGCCTGGCGGGGGCGCTGTTCCATCGCCTGCCGGCCATTTTCAAGCTGGAGAAGCTTCGCCGCGTTAAGCGACATGGCTTCCTGGATCTCGGCAGCCCGATCGTAATCGTTCATCGCCATCGCATTGCGATATTCGGCTTTGAGGATGTTCGTCTCGGTCCTGACCGTGTTGATCGCGCTCTCGACCAGTCGAAGGTTGGTGTCCTCGACCTCGTTCGACGCCTGGTGGGCCTGCTGCTGGGCCTCGAAGAAGCGCCGCTCGGCATCCATACGGGCCGCCCGCTCTTCCTCGTACTTGCGCTTGAACTCGGCCAGGCCGTCTTCGGCGCTGACCTCGCGCCTCGGCTCGCCGGCATCGTCCTCTACGACGATCTCCGGCTTGGTTTCGGCAGCCTCGGGGGCCTCCTCGACCTCGATCTCAATCTTCTCTTCATCAGCCATATCTTATCTCCTCACCAAACCCGGTCGGGATGATCGACCTTGCCCTTGATCGAGGTGTCCTCGAGCATCCGGCACAGGACGTTGTTGACCGTGACCGACCAGCCGTCGCTGGCGCGGTGAACAATCCAGTCCCCCACGTCAACATTGACGTTCTTGAACCACTGATCCTTCTCGTCCACGAACGCCGAGGGGCCTTTCTTCAGCACCAGGCCGACCTTGGACTGGTAGCGATCCTCGTCGGTCGTTTTGTCGGTCAGATAAAGGCCGGATTTCGTGCGCTGGGGGCGGATGTACACGGCAACCAGCACCTGGGTGTTGAAGACATCCACGTTTGAGATGTCCCCAATCTCCTCGAGGATCTTCTTCCTGGGGTCTTCTTCGTGTTCCATGATCATAAACGGCATAACATTCACCTTGTATGTATAGAGTTAACGGTTTCTCTGGTCTGAACGCTGTTTTGCGTCTTCTATCAAGTCCTCCATAGATCTAAGACCAGCTATCTGGCCCATTATAAAGCGAAATGAGGCCACGTCTTCAAAGACGTTCACGGCCAATTGCTCCTTAAGGCGCTCGATCTCGAGCACAATAAGCTTCTTGATCTCTATCTCTAGCTGGGTGGCCTGGGTCAGCATATCAATCTCGTCATCTAATAAGGGTGAAGGGGGAAACGACCGGGGGAGGCATACCCGATCGTTTCCCGCCTTCGTGCGTCGGCGAGGTGGGGGTTACCGACGCTTGCTCTTCTGGATCTCGGTCTTCTCGAGGCGGCCCTCACCGGATCCAGCGCCCGCATCCATGTCCTTGTAGCTGGAATAGACCTTGCCGCCCTTCTTGTAGGCCGGCGCGCTCTTGCCGGTCTTGGCAATGTCCGTCTTCTGCAGGCGACCCTCGGCACCACCGGAGCCCGCCTCCATGTCCTTGTAGGACTTGGCGACCTTGGTGATGCGCCCACCGGACTTGCGCGCCATCGGCGGCATCCCGCCCGGCATCCAGGGTGCGGGAGGATCGACCCAGGCAGGCATCGGCATGCCGCCCATGGGAGGCGTCGACATGCCCGGAGGAGGCACAGGAACTGGCAGGCCGCCCGGAGGCTTCGGCATCGGCATGTCGCCCATCGGAGCGCCGCCCATGGCCGGCGCGGGCTTCGTTTGGATCATGATGTTGACGTTCGTGCCGCCCTTCTTGGCGCGCCCGCCAGCCTTGCGCGCCATGCGCTCAGGCTGCGCCTTGCCGCCCTTTTTCATGCCGGGGATGACCGGGTCGCCCTTGAACTTCAGGTATCCCCCGCCGGCGTACTGTTGCGCCTTGCCGCGCTTGGCGTTCGAGAGGTTTCTCTGGTGCTCTTCCGTGGAACGCTGTTCCTTCTCGGACGCGCCTTTCTTGCCGTCGGGCATTTCCATCGGGCCGTAGTTGACCTTGCCGCCGTCCTTGCGCGCGGCGCGCCCGCCGGCCTTGCGACCATGCGCGCCCTCTTCCTGCGCCTTCTGGCGCTGGCGCTGCATCTCCTGCCGCATGCGCTCCTGATCGGCAGCGGAAGGTTGCTCGCTGGCGTCCTTCTGGGTTGAGAATCCGCTTTGGCCACCATTGTTCTTACCCGTGCGGCCCTTGAGAAGACCGTGGATGGCCGCCGCTTCCTTGCCACCAATCTTCTGACGCGAAGAGGAGATGGCCTTGTCGACCGCTTCCTTGTCATAATCGGGGCGGTAGACGTTCTCGGGCTTCTTGGTCGCCGTACCAGACGACGCGCCGGGTGCCATATCGGCAGGGCCGCCGTCGGCCTTCTTGACGACACCACCCTTCTTCAAAGCGCCGACGTGCTTCACGCCCTCGCGCTCTTCGTTGGCCGCCTTCGCGTCGCGATTGACCTTGGCAAGCGCGTATTCCTTCGCCTCTGCCTTTTCGCTCTCGACCTTGCCGCCCTTCTTACGCGGCTTGCGATCGGCGCGCGGCGCGCAGCTCTCGCCCATGACCTTGCCGCCGGTCTTATAGGCGCGGCGCGAGATCGGACGCATGCCCGTCTTCACGTCAGCGTTGATCGGCTCTGAAGGCGACCAGTCGCTGCTGTCCACCTTTTCGTCCTTCTGCGAGGACATGGCTTTCGCCTTGTCCCTCATCTTGGCTCGCAGGGTCTTTGCCATTTCAGACATGCTTTACACTCCGGAGTTATCAGGGCGTCCCCTGAGCCGCTTTTTTGAATTGCCCCCGCGGCGTAGAGCAAACGTCTTTTGCCAGCATCATAGTGTGATGGGCTACTTGACCGCCACGCTTGAGACCATACTTGGCTTGGCGCTCAAGCCCGAGCATGATGTTTTCAATCATGCGATCATCAATAGGTTGCACTTGCTTCTGCTCGGTGAAGAGTTTGCGAGCAGTGTCTCTGCCCCCTTTTTCCAGAGAGTACGGATGGACAAGTTGCCCCCCGGCGGCGAGCTTGGCTAACACGCGCTCCATGGCGGTTGGCATACCGTATTGGGTTTGAACCAAAGGAAGATCACCAACATATCGACCAAGGGTTTCGGTCGGGTATGTTTGATGCAAGAAACGACGATCTGGAGAGATCGCTCCTTCAGTATCGAACCGCACAATTCGGTGCCCAATCGTGTTAGTCGGACTAGATAAAAGAGCCGGGTCTGTTACGGCGACGCGCGTGACGCCCACCTCTGGAAACCCCTGTTTGCGCCAACCGGTCGCTTCCATTGCTTTGATAAATTCACTGCGCTGAGTACCGGTCATTTTCTTTGCAAGATCCAAAACTACTTCTTGGCTTTTCAGTTTAGCAAGACCGGGCCAAATTTCTTGCATGCGTTCGGCGGTCTTCGGTCTATCGGCAACTTTTATCGTAAAGTCGCCCCTGCGAACCATTTCGTCAAACTCCTTCATTGTTTTTTTGGTTATTTTGGCGGGAGGAATTTGCGACATCACAGCATTGAACATGCCAACAGAGCTGTCGACCGCAGTTGGCCCCATCGGCGCGTAGACACCATAGACAGGCCCTTTCTTTGCCGCGTCGGCGATAATGTTATTGAAGCTGGTTGTGTGACCCGGGGCATTGGCCCAAACGAGCCCGGGGTTAGGCTCCAGCATATATTTTGGACCGGCATGCAATGGGACATCCCACGCAAGACGTTTTTCATTGTTGATGTCGCGAAGCAAGCCAAGATTAAGGCGATCGCCGCCCACATTAATCATGGTGCCACCTTTGGCTTCTTTTCCAAAATCTTCCCACGACATTGGTCTGGGCGTCACGGGCGTCACGCCGGGAAGCGGTGCGACGTCTGGGCGCACATCTTGAACACCCATCGTCGGTTTTCTACCGAAGAAACTACCGGGGGCATCAAACTCTACGCCTTGCGGAATGCGATAAGACGAAGCTATTTCCAGTGCGCGGCGCACACTCTCCGGGTCTTCGCTGAACGGGCTCACAACACGATTTAATTCGGGACGAGCGTTTAGAATGGCGTTTTCAGGCGTACCGCTAATTACTCGCTTGACACCTGCTGGCACACGGAGCTTTGGCGCGGCTTCCGCTGATCCAATCGGATTTAGTTGTGACAAAAACGACAGCGCGCGATCCACAATACCGCGTCCCTCTTCTACTGCGCCACCATCGTCGAAGCCGCTGCGCATAGCACGCACCACATCGTCGTGTGTAGTGACATCATTGCCAGCTTTGTCCCAAACAGCGTGGTGGGCGAGATGCTGGTAGAAAGGCTTGTACTGTCCCGGCGTCTCTAACGCCATCGCAGCCTGACGAGCGGCAAGCCGGTCCACGCCTTCTTGCCCCCCGACACCCCCTGCTCGCCTGATGAAAGGTGTTGCAGCTTTGGAGGGCTCACCGGTGTGCAGAATGATCTGGCGCGCATCGAGCGTTGGTAAGTCGCCGCGCCCGAGAAGAGAAGCGATGAAACCACTCTTCGACGGACCAATACCGCGAACATCGCGCGTAAAGTCGCGCCACTCGCTCGGATCTGAAGCCATCTGTGCGCCGCGCGCGACAAGGTCCGACGCCGCCTTCTCGCGACCCGGAAGGTTTTGCGCCGCCCATTTCATGGCGTCAGGGATGTCTGTCTCATGCTTACCAAACGGAGCCATAATACGGACCGCCTGCGCAACCGTATCGGCGGAAATGTCTCCGCGCGCCGCCTCGCCAATAAACTTGCGCCCCATCGGCGTCATCAGCCACTCGGCCCACGCGCCCTCAGGACGAATCTTCTCATAGCCAGTGACCGGCAGGCCTGTTGCGCGCACTTTTTTTGGATCGACAGCCTGTCTCTGGATGCTCGCCCGCGTCGTAGTGTAAGCCCGAATTAGGTCTTCCGCCGACAAACCTTCTTTTGCGGCTTTTTCCGAAACTTCGCGCATGTAATCGCCAAAATTCTGCACATGCGGCGGAATTTCTGTAAGATTCAATTCTCGTTGAACAGTGGGCAAATCTCGCCACTTCCAATCTTCAATCTTGGTAGTCTTCGGATCAGTATATTCGCGAACCAAGTTTAATGCGCGCTTAATCACACCGCCCTTGTCATAACCCTCGATTCCTCCTCCTTCGGCCTTCTCTGGTGGCAACTCCGTCGCCCACTCAGGCAACAGGCCCGTCTTCTGTTCAGCGTAAATCGTATCGCCGCCGAGCGCCGTACGATTGCGCTCGCCGTATGGCCCAAAATTGACCCATGAGTTTTGTCCGCGCGTCTCTGTGGCCGCTGCCGGGCGCGCTTCGGGCGAATACATGCGCGAGTGAAGCTGATACGCACGTTCTTCGCCGGGTGCCCGGAAGAACGGATTGCCCGGACCGAAGTGACCATAAAGATCATGCACAACACGGAAGGCATCGTTGACCAATGCGTCCGGTTTGTCGCCAATGCGCCCCGCGCCTTTCAGCAGGGGATTGCTCGCGAGAAGGCCGCCGCTCGAGCCAAATCCTTGCTCCGTCGGAAAGACGTAGAGCCTGCCGCGGTTCATGATGTCTTCGTAGCCAAGTGCCGGGCTTGCGGCGTAGGGGTCAGCTTGCCCGGGCTTCAGGAAACGAATGTCGAGCCCCGCCTCTTTCGCCGCGCGATACTGCGCCAGCGTCTCGTCAGCGAGAGCCTGATACGCACGACGCACGATCGGGTTCGCCGGGTCATGCTTCATCTCTTCGAATGCGCCAGCAACCTGACGCGCGAAATCTTCATTCAACGGGACAAAGCGTTCGATGGCGTGCTCGTTTGGCCGCCCAACGCTGCGCATATAGTTGCTCGCGGCAGTCTCAAGCTCCGGGACTGGCCGCGCCTCAACCTTGCCAATTCCGGGAATGTTGACCGTTGCGGGAGCGCCGGGGATCGGCTCATAGCCGGATCCGGGCCGCTTCAATCGACCAATGTCCTCGGCCAGTTGCAGGGCGCGTTTGATGACGCTGCCGCCGGGCCCATAGCCCTCGACTTCGCCTCCCTCGGCGTAGCGTCGTTGGATATCGATGATGTTGGGATCGAAGACGACGTAGTTATGCGTCTGTTCCGGGCTCATTCTCAAACGAGAGACTTGGTCAAGATACTTGATGCCGGGTATACCTGCTTCAAGCATTGTTTCCGTCTCGCGCCTGTGAGACCCGGGGCCACGAAAACTCAGATACTTTGGCAATTCGCTCCCAAGCTCTGTCTCAGGTGCGTTTCGAAACAGGTCTTGAACCGTTTTATTCTGAGAAGCGAGTGGTTTGTCCCAATCAAGTAATTGTTCTGGCCGAGCATTGATGTTGACTTCGTACATGTGGCCGCGGCTTACCGGCTCAACACGAAAATCTTCGCGGCGAAGATTACGCACAATGTTGAGGACATCAACCAACTGTCGCGAGCGCTCAGGGTCATTGTTTGTCTGGTTTAGAATTGTTTCCAGCATACGCTCACGATTTGAGCGCATTGCATCAAACCCGTAGAAAGGTGCCTCGCGATCAATACCAAGCAGCGTCTGCCCGGGCATCGAGTTGATATCTACCGGCTCACCGCGAAACATCGGCGTCATCACTGGCTGTCCAGAAAGATGATCACGGTATTCGCGAGCGACAGCTTCATTTCCTGCAAAATAAAGACCGCGACCGTAAGATTGATTACCTTGCCCCGTCCCAATCTTGGATGCGTCGAATTTTTCAAACTTATGCGGAGATCCGTGATAGGCACGAATGAAATCCAAAGCTTTTTTTATCGCACCGCCCTTGTCATAACCCTC